TAACTAGTCTTACTACCGTTGCAAAGTTTACATTACTTGCCGATACTAAATTACCTTCTGAGCCTTTAAGTTTTACTGTTGCCATATTATTATCCTATAAATTAACTTACATGGTTATTTATAATAGTTCTAATGCTAAGATACAAAAAAAGGGAGTATTAAACTCCCTTCTTTTAGAATAACAAACTACTTTTTAGTAGTTGTTTTCTTTGGTCTGCCTCTTTTAGCCGGTGCCTTTTTAGGTTCAGCTTTCTTTGCGACAGGTTTTTTTCTTGGCTTACGCTTTGGTGTTTTACCATCTACATAAGCTTCATTGACTTTAGGTGTTGATTTATCATCAGCAACATAGTGACCCTTTGCATTTCTAGCTCTTACACCAGTAGCTTCAGGTTCAGTATTATCAAAAAGTCTTTTCAACCAATTAAACATATTTCCTCCATACTTTAGTCTTTATATTTATAGTTCATCAACTCTTCCCAACGGAAAAAGTCTTTTCTCTCATGACACCAAAACCAACCTTTATTAGTTTTTATATCTCCTCGAGTCTCTTCATTAACCTTTCGGCTCTGTTTGTTACTTGCTTGTACCATCTTGAATCTCTGCCTTCTATAGCAGCTCCTTTCCAATCACCACACTGCAGCGCTGCATTGTGTTTATTAAATTTACTTAAGCGCGTAAGTCCCATATTAAACATCATGTTTGCGACAACTTGTTTTACCTCTTCTGGGTAACCGTCCCAACCATCATGTAATTTTTTACAATCTTCTATTACTACTTGTACATCTTGTTCGAAGCATTCGCTAACTCTATCCTCTGAGACTGGAGTACCCACCGGTAACCCATGTTCTCCGTCCCGTTCAAGAACGAGGTGACCAATTCCAAATGTTGGATAACCAAGATGGTCATTATAAATTTCATATACCACTCCTTCATCTATTTTTAGTGTTTCTTTTAATTGTTCAATATTCATATCTTTATCCTTTTTAAAAAACATATTAAGCTCCTGTTGTAAATGTATACACTCTATTTTTAAAATTATCTCTTAGAGTCCAATTACTATTTTCTGAATCTAACCAATCTATATCATAACATGAAAATAGATTAGAATAGTTTCCATCTATTGGTCTATCATATAAAAATGTTTCGCCATTTAACCAGTAAGCATAATTATCAAAACTATTTATATTTGTAATTGGAATGTGTTCTCCATTTATTAATTTACCACGGTTTTTTCTATTTGTCATTATATCTGACAAACATAATAAATGTTCTTTCGAATATACGTTAAATACTATTTTTCCATTAGTATTTAATACTGCTCTCATTTCTTCTAAACATTCTTTTGTATATTCATATGTGCTATGTGTAAAAACATTCCAAGCAAATATAATATCGTATTTTTCAAATACAGTATCTTGTAGTTTTATTTTTTTATTACCATTAAAGTTATATGAATGATGATACTTATTCATATGAATAAAAGTATGTTCAGGATATCTTTCAGACATTGAAGTTACAAAATCTTGTTGTACTTCTACTCCAGTATATGAAAAATCTACATCATCAGGAATCGACCTTAATAAGTTGCCATTATTAAATCCATAGTCTAGTACATGTTTTCCTGATAAATTTTCTTTTAAACAATATTCATATAAGTAATCTCTCCAGCTTACTTCGTGTCCTCTATCTATTAACATATATTTGTTTCCTAAATTGTCTATTTAATTTTTTATATTTTTCATAAGATATATCTTTATCGGTATTATATATATCCGGATTCTTTATATTAAATACTAATTTTATAAAATCTTCTATTAATATTGGATAATGAATATTTGCTTTACTATGTCTAAATTTACATTTTTCATTTAAACCCAATAAATTAAATTCCCAAAAATACTTATTTATTTTCCTTGGTTCATCTCTATATATTCTAGGTGAATTCAATTCTTTTGTTTTATATTTAAATATATTTTTTAAATCTACATCACCTTTATTCATTTCTGGTATATAACTAAAAACCTTTGTATCTTTAAAAACTTGTTCATCAATTTTCATATTTGTTCTAGTTTTTACATATTTTTGAAAATCGATTATTTTTTCTCCAAGCTCTTCAGATGGTTCACCAATAAAAATAATGTCAATATCCCATGTATAATTATATGGAAAATTGCTCCAAAGATATGTTTCCCATTTATCAAAAATTGTTAGAAAATTATAATCTTTTAAGCATTCTATAAATGTATCAATTTTTGGTGGCATTATGTGGTATCATCTTCATATGAATAAACTTGTAATCCCCAGCTGCCAGCGCTTCTTGTGTAAAGTGTTACTATACTATTATTATCTTGATTTGCTCTTAATTGTACAGCAATTGTTCCGGCTGAACCTGAGCGCACAGAAGCAGCTGTACCATTCGTGTCTCCAATGCCTTCAGTATGGACATATAGCATAGCACTCTTATCAATATTATTATCAGTTCCAATATTACCCCAAGGAGAGTTAAATGTTACATTATTGCCAGCATTTGAATTTAAACTATCTACTGTTGTAGCTCCTGTGACTGAAGTTCCATCAGCAGATATATCACCAGTATCTATTTGACCTGATGTATCAAATGCTTGTCTTATTTCTGCTTCACCGCCCACACCAGCACCGGTGTCTCGATATAAATCCATTGTGTTAAATACAAACCGTGCTTCTAAATTACTTAATGTACCAGTATAAGTTACAGATTCTTGGTCTGTAGTAATAGGTGAAGTACCAGGCCCACCGCCAAGTGTATTAATAAAGTAAAAATCAATTCGTTTATTTGCAACTAAATTTCTGATATTTACGGTTGTGGCAGCTGTTACATCGCCTGAATTTAAGCTATCAGTATCCATATTAAAAATTGAAGCTACATTACTTGTAGGAGTACTTGGACTCCCCCAGCTAAATTGACTATATCCGTAAAATTCAGCCATACCATGAGGAGCATTTTCATCTGGTGTACCAGGATAATCTGCGGTAATTAATGAATCTCCATTATAAAAACTAAAATCAGTTACACTATCTACTGATAATCCTCTTAATGATATATTTTGCCAATATCCTCCAGCTGGTAATCCTGAGCCTTTTTTCTCTTCTGCAATATCGGACATTGATATTGTTCCTGAACTTGGTAATGCCATTATTTAATTATTCCTGATATTAAATCTTCAAAGGCTTCTACTTTTTCTGTCCTATTTGGCCAGTAAATATAATCCTTTTCTGGATTTGCTTTTAAATTTGATAGTAAAGGTAAGATTGCATTATATAAACTATTTAGTTTTTCTTCATTTTGTTCTGCGCTTGCAGCAACTGTTGAAGCTTCTGTTGATAGTTTTTGTACAGCTTCAAGTTCATTTTCATCAACAGCTGTAAATCCAAAATCGAATTTATCGATATCTATGCTCATATTTCTTCCTCGTTATTATATTTATACTTCCTTGGTATAACTTTTGACTTATCTTTATGAATTTGTGTAATAGAATGAGATGGCTGAGCTTTACGTGCTTTTACCTCTGGCTTCTTTTTACCAAATATCTTTTCCCAATTGTCAGCATACAGTTCTTCATTAGAGTTTCTTCTTTTAGAACCCTTTCCTCCATGCCATTGTTTATTATCCATAATAAAAATATAATGCTCCAATTATCAATACAATCGCCAAAACAGTACTTATAATTCTTTTTCTAAATAAGCTTTTTTGTTTCTTTCTCCATGCATCTAAATTAAGGACTTCCTTAATTCGCTGTAAATTATTCGAAGACAACTCCACCTCTCCTCACTAATTCATTTTTAATTTTTTGTTTATCCTTTGGTTTAGTATTTGACGCATTATATTTTTCAATTAAATCCGTTTTACTAAATCCTTTGATATAAGGATGAACTGTTGTAGCTTTTTTAGTAGCTCTATCTATTGTCGTATGCGACTTTCCTAATTTTATTGGCATAATATACTCCTATTTTATTCTTTTAACGCTTCCCTTTAAGTTAGCAAGATACGCAAACATATCTACTTCCGGAAACTCTCTTTTCAAATCAAGTAATGCTTGAAGATTTTCTTTGTGGTCATCGAATAATCTTATTCTTGCATACTCACCTGTTTTTAAATACTTTCTAAATATAACTTTTTTATTTTCAGCACTTGAACCACTCATATTACCTGCTCTTTCTACATAAACATCTTTCATTGGTAATCCATGAGATTCTAAAGTCTTTATAAAAAGCTTTTTATCATCCATGTTAGCTCTTGCTGTCACGATAATAACTTTTGAACCTTTAGCTGTAGCATTTTTAATAATTGCTTTTGCTTTGTTAATCATACGACCTATAGGAGTAGCAGTTTGATAAAAAATCTTTGCTGATTTAAACTCACCATAATCATATTCTTCATTATTTCTTAGTTTATATGTATTAAACTCTTGAGGAGTTAAAGCTTTTGTTTTTCCAGTATTTGTATTAACAACAATTACACGAGCTTTCGAAACAAATAAAGTATCATCTATATCAAATATAGTTAACCCTTTCCCTGCTCCTTCTGTTAAAAACTCTGTAAAATCTTTCATAGATATATTATACCACACTTTTAATTAAATGTAAATATCTATTTATAAGTTTTATTTGCCTATTAGCTTTAATGCTTCTAATATATCCTGGTGTTTTGTTACTTCTAAAAGTTCTTTCTCTATAGTTTCTATCATATCGCTATGTTCTGCAACACCGACATGACTACCTAATAATACTTCAGCATTCATTAGATGTCTGTCAACATTAGCTTTTGCTGATGTTTTAATAGTTTCTAAGAGTCTTCCTCTATAATTTTCCATTTCTATCTCCCAAATAGTTTTCTACGTTTATATTCAGCTATTGTTTCCAAAAGCTTTTTTGTCCATCTATCTCTGTCTTCTATAAAGACTTGTGGTCCTTCATCTCCAGCAATACAAACAACTAATTGTTTTATAGGTACACCAGTTCTTTCTTCCCACATAATAGCATAAGCTGAACATTGCATAAAGTATGAACTAATCCATTCTTTCTTTTTTAGCTTACGCGATGTTTTCCAATCTATAATTGAATCAACACCTTTCCATTGACCAACTAAATCTACTCTTCCAGCTAAACCTAAGTGTTTAGAAAAAAGAGGAGCTTCTTGTTGATAAACCTTTGTAACACATTCATCTAAAACAGGTTGTATGTCTTTAAATGTTTGTACGTTATGTGGCATTTCTCCTTTAAGATATTCAGGGTCATTTGCTACATACTTTTCTATAATGTTATGGACTGTTGTTCCACGACTACTTGCGATGCGCGATACTCTATTTGCTTCCTCTTCGCCTACGCGCGCACGCCACGCTTGTATTGCTTCTTCTGAGAGTATTGATAATACTGTCGTAACTGATGCGTATTTATTTCCTTCTGGGTCAGTATAAAATCTTCCTTTATCTCCCGTGACAGCTTCTAGGTCATTATAACCTAAATCAACTGCTTCATGTTTAAACTTCATTTTGATTTAATATTGCTCCTATCTTTTGGTGGCATACCAGACTTAATTCTATCTTGTACTTCTTTCCAACCACTACCAGCTCTTGTAAGTACTGATTTACCCCCATCGTGGTCTATATTTAAAGTGGTGTAATGTGATATCACATCAGGGTTTTGTTCTAGAAATTTTACTTTATTATCATACGAAAAGAATTTTTCAAACACTTCTCCAGTTTTTTTATTTTTAAATTCATATGTTGGCATTATACTAACTCCTCTAATCGTTTCATTGTTGATGGTATATCATAACACAAATAATCATTAACGTACCATATTAAAAATTGTCTACTTAATTTTTTATTAAACCAATTCATATTATCTATACATTCATTTAATTGAGTTAAGATTCTTAAATCTTTTGTTATCCAATGATAATCAGGATAACCATAAGAAATTATTGGTACATCATGCATCATACATTCAATACCTGATGTACTATTTTCTATTATTGCTACCTTTGTTTTAGGTAATATAGCATGTATTGATTCGAATTTAGAGAACACTTGATGACCAGCCTTTTGCCATTTTTCTATTTGGTCATTTAAATTAGGTACGACATGAGATGCTTTTCTAATTCTTGGATGTAATTTAATAACTAAATTATCTCTATCATTTAACTTTTCAACTACTTGACATAGCTTATCCCAATGATTACCAAATCCAAATCCTTTTACTGTTTCATCTTCTGGCATTTGACCTAGGATTAATATGTGGTCTTTTTTAATATTAAAAGGTTCAGTCCATTTAAAGAGACCAGCATTATCCCATTTATTTGCTCTTCTCTCTATCATATCTTGTACATCATTCCATTCGCTATCTTGCACTTTTCTAAATTCATATTCAACTGGTTCTTCAAATGTAATACGAGAACTATTAGCATATCCTAAATCACATATTTGAAAGTGTTGACTTGTTGGAGCTGTAGGTTTAAATATAATAGAATTTTCTGGCATATCAGGTTCAGTATCTCGAGAGGTATGATTATAGATATGTAAGTCAGGATTATCTTCTACTTTTTCATGACCTAACATATCCATCGCATGCTCTATACAATTAGCCGCATAAGCAAATTGACCTTTAAAGGTATACCTATGTTCGTATAATTTATATCGCATTAAACCAACTTGGTATAGGCCTTTTAGTCCATACCATACTGAATTTTTCTTGTTTAGTATGATAGAAAGCTCTGTAAGATTTAACTGCATCTTCAAACATACATTCAGGATTAGAACCCATTGCAAGCTTGAATGGAGTCATATGTTTTACTGGTATATTTGTAGGTACTTGTTTTAACTCTTTTCTTAGTTTAGTATCTGTTGAATGCACTTTACCATACCTATATGTATATTCGTCACATAGCGCAATAAAATGTTCATAGTGCCATTGATAATTAGCTTTTGATTCTCTTGTCCATACTGTTGATGGATGATTGAAATGACATGCTTTGTATAGTATATCTTCACGGTCATCATGAAGCTTCCAGTATTGAAGCATTGCGCCAGACTTAGATGGTCTACGTTCCATAGTACCATCAAGCATACGATGAACTGTTGATAGCATTTGTGCTGATTCAACAATCATTTTAACTACATGTTTATCGCATTGCTCTTGAGCTGCAAGTACTGGGTCATTGTTGAGTATAAAAATGTTCATAATATATATTATACCACAAAACGTGGCAAATGTAAAGGATTATTTTAATAATAGTCCAGGGAAAGTATCATTAACTAATTTTTTAGTTATACCTTTTACTTTCATTTTTTTATCTTTAGCAGCTATAAGTAATTCTGCTTCTTCTTCATTAAGTGATTCAAGTAAGTTTAAAAACAATCCTTCTCTCTTAAGAGGTTTCATATTATTTGCTATAGGACCTTTAAAGAAATACTTAAATTGATTATATGCTTTATTTAGTATAGTATATTCATATCCTTTAGGTGCATCATCTTTTTTATAAGACGGAGCTCCTGTTGGTAATAAAGATATTACACTATCATCATAGTTTATTCTAAGTATGTCAGTAAGACCTGGTGATTTATTAAGCTGTAAGAACTTTATTCGTTCATCACGCTTTACGATTTTGCCTGCTTCTGCTAGGACTTCCGATATTAATTTTCTAGCCATTGTAAAATTCCTCCACGACCTCAATCAAATGATTGCATCTTTTTTTAATTAAATAGTTCAACACTCTCATGTTAGGCGTTTTTGTTTGCCCGTTAAAAGTATTTATAATGTTTTCTTGTATGTCTTCTGGTATATCAGTTAAATCGATAAGCTTTTTATTACGTTGATAGTTGCGATATGTCTCATCATCCATGTGTTCTCTTAGACTATCAGCATTTTCTAACCAATTATCTATCTTTGTTTGTCTTAAAGGAGTTTGGCTTTTTTCAGATATAAATGTATCATCAGCTGAAAGAACGTTTGGTATACCATCGCCACTATCTCCTCTCATTACATGATTAAACAAATAAGTTCTTGGATTTTTATCAGTGACAAATTTCTTTTGTATAGGACTATATTGTTTTACATTGTTAAACTTTTGTAATTGTATAAAGTCTTTATCGGATGATATAATCATTACTGGTTCAGCTTGACCAAACTCTTGTGTTTGCATTGTAAGTGTACCAATAATATCATCAGCTTCTACGCCTTCTAGGTGTACAACTTTATATGGCATATATTCATTTATTTCATCACGAACTGTATGTAATATCCTAAAGATTTCAGTCCAATCTTGACTTGAACTATCTCTGTTCTTTTTACGTGCAGCTTTGTATTCTGGAAAAAAGTCTTTTCTCCAAGTGTTCATACCATCAGCACATATAACAAGTTGGCCATATTCTTCTCTATATCTTTTGTTATACATTCTAATACTGTTAAGTATCATATGTCTTATCATGCTTTCATCATTTAGTTTTTGCACAATTATATTGCTTAATGCAATCTGTGAATAATCAATTAGTATCATCAGGGTCCTCTTCTGGTGGGTCTAAGTCAAAGTCAGGAGTAAAGAGAATTTCTTGGTCACTACCTTCTGGTGTGAATACAAACTCAGCTAAATCATGATTTGCTTCTTCATTTAAAAGAATCATTTCTTTTACTTTGATATAAGCATTATCGAGTGTTTGGTGTAATCCATGTGGAATGCCATAGTATCTATTAAACATTGCATTTAACATATTAACTATAACAAACATATCTCTTGATTCTTGTACCGTTTCATCTCTAAAATTTAAGTCCATTAATCCTTCGCTTACTTGTCCTGAATTAATAAACTCTTCCATTACTTCTAATAGAAAATGAGATGATTCAACACATTCGTTACTTAAATCGTCTAAAATTTCTGAATCTTCTTTTACTTGTATATCTTCTTTCGTTGGAAATGGGATAATATTGTCTTTATATTTTTTCGTCATATACTATATTATACCATACTTTTAAGCAAATGTAAAGGTTTATTTTAAGTTTTTTACTGCATTCCCACCAATTCTACAATTGATTATTCCATTATAATAGTCTTCAGTCATCAACACTTCTCTGTCAAACTGTTCCTTAGTTTCCATATAAGCGCATTCACCTTTTGATTTACATAAATGTAGTATTTCTCTATAGAAAAAGTCTTCACCCATACTTGCAACATCATCTTGTAGATGTTTATTAGAACCATAATAGGTACGCCAATCTGATTCGACTTTAAGTCTTTGACGTCTTTTTCTTTTTTTAGTAATAGGTAACGTTTTAGGCTTCCAAAAGAATTTTTTGCCTATATACTTTTTATTTGTTGCTCGATTAGTAATACAATAGACAAAGCCATACCAATCTTTACCGTATCTTTCGAAAGTAAAAGGTTCATCCGGATTAAATGCAACGCCTTGATATATCCATTTATTCATTAAAGTCTAACTCTTCTGCATCATCATCAGTTGGTTCACCACAATGAGGACAAAAATTAATTTTTATTTCGTCATCTGGTTTTATGATTATGCGTGAAAAACAATATTCGCACTCTAAAATCATAACTCTAAATCAACTAATTCTTTTAGTTCTGTATATCCACCAATCTTTTGACCATCAACTATAATCTGTGGGAATGTTCTTGCACCTGGAAATGTTTCTAGCATTTCATTTCTATCAAAATCTGTTCCAAGCTGTTTATATTCGTAATCTATACCTTTTTGCTCACACATATTTTTTGCCATATCGCAATAAGGACATTGTGTTTTTCCATATATTATAATCATTTAAATATTACTCCTATTATTTTAAAGCATAATAACATAAATCCAAATACGCATACTTGAACTACTGACATTATTGCTATTTGTTTCATTGGGTGAACGTCAACAATTTTCTCAATCCAAGATTCATCAGGAGAAAGATTTACGATTTGTAATACTTTCTTTTCCGTATCGGGCTTTGTGAACCAAGGTACAAACATTATAAACTTAATCCTTTTAATGTAGAACTATCGACGTCTTGTTTAACTCCACCAGTTATATATGAAGTTATTTCTGTTTCTTGTGGTGCAACTTGTACGTTACCTCCAGATATCCATTTCTCTGTCCAAGGTAATGGATTCATCTGAGGAACAGTATAAGGACATGGTAATCCAATTGCTCTCATTCTTTTGCATCCTATCCATTCAACATAGTTTTCGAGTATTGTTTGATTAAGACCAATCATTGAACCATCTTTAAATAAGTACCTTGCCCATTCTTTTTCTTGTTCTATAACATTTACAAAAAGCTTTACAGCTGCTTCTTCTTCTTTCTTTGCTATCTTTTGAAAATCTTTATCTTCTTTTAATAGATTTTTAATCATAACTGTAGTTGCTGCAAGATGAGTATTTTCATCTCTTGCTATAAATTTAATAATCTTAGCATTACCTTCCATCTTTTTAAGTTCAGCAAATGCCCAACTGCAAGCAAAGGATACATAAAAACGTATTCCTTCAAGAGCATTTGCTGAAAGCATAGCCATATATAATGATGTTTTATGAGACATTTTATTAGAAGCTGAATTGTTATCTGATATTAATTCTTCATAATAGCTTGCGATATCTGAACCACAATCCATAATTTCTTTTATATCAAGCATGCTGTCAAAAACAATAGAAGGGTCAGAATAGACATTGCGAATAATATGAGTATAACTACGGCTATGAATAGTTTCAAAAAAGGACCAGGTCTCAATCCAGTTTTCAATTTCGGGTAACGAAGCAATAGGAAGGAAAGCAAGGTTTGGGGCCCTACCTTGTACAGAGTCCAGTAATATTTGCCTTTTGAGATTAGATGTGAAAATATGTTGTTCATGGTCGGTTAAGTCGTTAAAATCCTTTTTATCTTTGGATACGTCGACTTCTTCTGGTCTCCAGAAGAATCCTAATTGTTTATCGGTAATTTTTTCGATTTGTGGATATTTGACTTGGTCGTATCTTGCAATATCAACTCCTTCATCTAAAAACATATTTTTAATTAAGTGTGATTTTTTATTTTTTTGTAGTATTGCCATTAGGTTTCCATGATATTGTCGATTTTTCGGTTATTGCATCTTGTGCACATTGTATATATTCCTTGTCTTCTTCTGAAAGCACTGACCAAAATTTACTTATAGTAAGTGTATGGTCATAAACTACTTGTGGTCTTTTTAAATGATAATCTTCTTCCATCCAAGCTTGAAGAATATCCATTCTTTGATTTATTTTATTATTTAAATTTTGCATGAATCACAATCTTCATCATTTTCATTATAAGTTTCTGATTCTCCATCATACGCATGATGTGTTTCTCCATCTGTCATTTCTCCTGCTCCATCAAACGTATTAAAATAGTACAATTGTTTTAATCCATATTTATATGCAGTGACAGTATCTTGTATCATCACTGACATTGGAATCTTATTATCCTCATAATGTTCTGGATTATATGATGTATTAACTGAGATTCCTTGGTCTATATATTTCTGTAATATACCACATATAGCTAAGTATCCTTCTGGTGACTTTTGGTCCCATAATAAGTCATACTTATTTTTAAGATGATGATAACCAGGCACAACTTGCGCCATCACTCCATCTTTACTCTGTTTATATGATACTAAAGCTCTAGGAGGTTCAATACCATTTGTACTATTACTTATTTGAGCGCTTGTTTCGGCTGGCATTAGCGCCATTAAAGTCGAGTTCCGGATGCCAGTTTCTCTGAGTTGCTTACGCAAATCTTCCCACGGTAAACGTTCTCTGCACTTTACAAGATTATCTATTGCACTCTTATAAGTATCGATAGGTAGTATTCCTTTAGAATATTTCGTATCAGTATTATATATCAATTTTCCTTTTTCAGCTGCAAGGTTTGCTGAACTTTTTATTAAATAATATGACCATGCTTCAGCATATTCATCAACAATTTCATAAGCAGAATCGTCGTATTTAAGCCCTCTCTTTGCTAAGAAATATGCTAAGTTGATAATACCTACACCTAAAGGTCTTCTGTTCATTGTACCTTTTTCAGCTGCTGGTATTGGATATCCTTGGTAATCTAATAGCTCATCAAGAGCTCTTACAGTAAGGTCACAATATTTTTCAAATTCATGTGGCTCGTTTATAAGACCCCAATTGATTGCTGATAATGTACATAAAGAAATTTCTCCATCTTTATCATCTTGGCTATTTAAAGGAGTTGTTGGTAAATCAATTTCACAACATAAATTACTCATTCTTATTGGAGCTTTTTCTGCTATAAATGAGCTATGGTCATTTGCATGGTCTACATTCATAAGGTATATTCTACCAGTATCTTTTCTTTCTGTTAAGAACATTTGAAATACATCTAATGCTGGTAGTGTTTTCTTTCTTATACTATGCGCTCTTTCATATTTTTCGTATAACTCTTTAAATTTGTCTTGGTCAATAAAGAATGATTCATATAAGCCAGGTACATCATTAGGGTCAAAGAAAGTTATATTACCGCCTGATAATAATCTTTCATACATAAGTTTATTAAACTGAAATGCATAATCCATGTGACGAACTCTTGTTTCTTCTACGCCTTTATTGTTTTTAAGAACAATTAAATCTTCAAATTCATAATGCCATAAGGGCAAGTATACAGTAGCGGCTCCTCCTCTTACACCTCCTTGAGAGCAGGATTTCACAGCTGATTGGAAATATTTTAAGAATGGAATTAACCCAGTATGTACTACTGAACCATCTCCAACTTTAGCGCCATTTGCTCGTATTGAGCCAGCACCTATTCCTATACCTGCCTTTTTACTTATGTATCTAACAATAGAAGTAGCAGTAGCATTAATAGAGTCAAGGGAATCTCCTGATTCAATAAGGACGCAAGAACTGAATTGTCGAGTCGGTGTTCGAACGCCTGCCATGATTGGAGTAGGGAGTGATATATAAAATTGAGAGATTGCATCATAATAGTCCTTAACATATTTTAATCTATTTTCTTTGTACTTACCAAAAAGAGTCATTGCAATCATCATATACAATATTTGTGGAGTTTCGTATATCTTCTTTGTTCTTCTATCTTGAACTAGATACTTACCACGAAATTGTTCCATTCCTGCATATGTAAATGTATCATCTCTTTCATGTTTTAGATAGCTGTCTAATTCACATATTTCATCTTCTGTATATGTATTAACAATCTCACTATCATACACTCCTAACTCTATATTTTCTTCTATAATTTGAGTTAATGGTGGAGGTGTATATTCTCCATAAGCTTCTTTTCTCATCTTATATGATATAAGACGAGCTGCTACGAATTGATAGTTTGGTGTATGTTCTGAAATTAATTCAGCTGCTGATTTGATTAAAAGCTCATGGATATCATAAGCTGCGATTTTATCATAGAGTTGTATATTAGCTTTAAGTTCTATTTCAGACATTGATACGCCTGATATATCTTCAACAGCCCATTCTAAAACTTTGTGAACTTTATCTAAATCAAATGGTTTTATTGACCCATCTCTTTTTGTGACATTTATTGTAGTTGTATTCATTATATTATATATTATACCATACTTTCACTTGAAAGTAAACGTTTATTTTAATTAATTAACCGCGGATACCAGGTGCGTTTTCAGGTTGTTGAATACCAACTCCTACACCCTTTTCACCATTTGGCATTGTCACATTTCTGTAATAGATTACAACTTCACCTAATTGTTTTATGTATCTTTTAAGTTCTTGCATATCTTCAGCCATGACCTTATAATCACCAACTGTAGTTGCTACAAATACGATATCTCCGTTATTTTGACTTTTAATTTCATCAAGGAATCTATCCAAATATGTATAACCTTCAGGCCAATCAGGATTATCTCTTTCAGATAAATCACAGGTCTTTGGTCTTTTTAATTGTTCTATACCTTCATCATTAAACTTCTTTGGTTCGAATGGTATTGATTTTTTACATGGATTTGTAATAACAGCTTCTGATACAACCCACCATTGAGGTGCGGTTAATTCCACAGGTCGTGGTAAATCTGGTTGCATAATATCTATTTGTACGGGTTTAGATATTACCTCTACTTTTTTCGTAGGTAATAATGAACAACCACTAATTGCTAGAATTAGGATTGTTGATATTAAATAGTT